CAAAACCACACCCCGCCGGTGGCCACCCGTGGCCGTCGCATGGCCCTACGCCGTTACATGTGTCGACGGTGTAACACGTAGAAGATTGAGTACTCGGCAAGGGCGCGGCCGTCATGCAATCGCTAAACGGTAACCACGGGAAAACCGCACCCGCTCCCGCACATGGCCCGCACTGAGGGGAAAACGTTGAAGAATAACGCGGAATTTGCGGCCACTTGGCACGCGTATTTGTTGAACCTGCACATTCCCAGGTCCACCCTCCAGGCATTGCGAAAAAGTATTCATCGGTACTAAATTTTTTACCAATACCGCTCGAATTGTTGAAGTATTGAAGCGTAATTTTGTGAGGCTCGCCGTCGGGCTGTCCCCAGTCTTGAAGATTTAAAATACCGACGGTTTCTAGCGCGCCCGTCTCCGCCGGAGTTAGGGTTTCGCCTTTGTATATTTTTATAAGTATATCAGCGTTACCGTTACGGCCCAAAATGCTGTTCAAAGCCTTCGCATACGTATCCATAATCGAGTGCGTGAAGACGCACGATTTGGAACAAGAAAAAGAAAATCTCTGGGGAAGCGCACAAGAACCAGGATTTCCGCTCGGGAGGCTAGTTGCTGAATCTAAATACCACCATTTCTCGCGGCCCATAACGCAGATGAGCGTCTCGGCTAGATGGTAACCGCTGCTTTTTTGGAGTGTCTGCGTTTGTGCGTTAAACGTCCAATGATCGAAATATCTGTTCTGATTGTACGAGCTAATTTTGTCGAGCCATTTGTATTTTTTCCCTACGTCTAAGGCTACAAGTTCGGACGTACATTTTTTGGGTGGTATAGTTCCCGTTTGCATGAGTTGTTCTTGTGCCTTAGTGCAGTATCTACGATTTGCAGAACCCGCGCGGGGCCAAATATGCGTAGATGAACAACCCGCCGCTGAAGATGAATAGCTATTAGCGGCGCAGTTATCATCATCGGGCGCAAAGTTTCCGCCGTCGTATCCTGTGCAGTTATCTACGCCGGTTGGGGCAAGAGGCCAAAGTAACCACGGCTGTGCGTCAATTCCGCCGCCGGGTGTACACCAGGTGAATAAGCCCGCGCCGGAGTCGTAAACATATGGGAAGTCTTCCCCGTCTTGAGGACTGCCGGTTGGCCCTGCGGCCTCTTCAGTACCGCTAAAATGTTTGTACCGTGCTGTAATTGGGAATTCTGCGGGGCGTGATGTTCCATATCGGTAAGTCCCTTCGCATTCACATTCTGGCGGCGATTGGTTGTTAACAATGCTAACGGTCTGATCCATGTAGGAATTAGCTGGACGTGGACGAACTAAATACAATTCGTCGCGGATATCAGATATACACTGTTGGGGTTGGTTTTCTTCTGGCCATCTGTAGTCCCAGATGCAGCCAACTTTTGAACCACTAGTACAGCAACACGCCCACGCGTTCATTTTTTCACCGCCTCTACAAGTTCCTTCTCTCTTTTTCGCGTCCCTGGCGTGGGTATGAATAGCCCGCCTAGTAAACCTAAGCCCGTAGCAACTGCGGCGGGCGCTCCAAGCGTATCAGCGGCGGACTGTGCGAACCCTATAAGGCGGGCGCTTGAGTCGTCGGCCTGATTCGCTAGTTCGTCCAGGGTTGCGGCTTCGTTACGTGCGACCGTTGCGGCGGCTCTCATTTGATCGCTAGACGCCACGCCGTCACTGATAGAGCTAAAACCATTAACGCGAGCGCAACCCACCATGAATATCATTCCGATTGTGGTAGCTATTACTGCGAGAATTACAATCCAGTCGCATAGCTTTTCCGTTTTGGTGTTCATTTTTCCCCCTTGGGTAAGTTTTTTACAATGCTAAGAATGCGGCTATCTGCGTTGTCTACTTTTGACAGTATGTAGTCAACGTCCCGCCGCAATTGCTTGTAATCTCTCGACGCGGATTCCCTTAAGTTTTCTACCTCTTTTTCCGTTGAACTCACACGGTGGCTCATCTTCCAAAAGAACGCAAAAATACCTAGTACGCCCGTGAACGCTGCGCCCATAGCTATTTCAAATATATTTTTCTGGCTCTCTTCCATCAGTCCCCCGCTTCCTCATCCTCTTCAGATTCTACCACTATGCGGTCGTAAAGTTCACCCGCTAAACCTTCGCACGCGTGGCGGTTTCCATACGCTGAGATGAACGTATGCGTAACGTTTTTAGTGACCGAACTCCAAGCGATTACGACCGCATCAGCGCCGCCGTTTTCGATGGCTACGCTGACAATATCCCGCATCACCTTTTCATTTTTTTCGTTTTGCATACCGCCCCCGCTTGTATTTTTTACTACCTAAGTCCATCGCGATCCAGTGCGGTTGCCGACCCTCGATCACTACGCCGCAACCTAAGAGCGGTTTTTTTACTAGGTGTCGACCGTACCGCATTGCGGGGTGTTCTATATCAGCTAGACAACCTACGTCCATACCAAAGATACGCCGGTCTGGCCCTGCGGCCCAGTGACAACCCGCGACCGAATGAACGTGACCAACGACGGTTGAAACCATCGCGGTGCGGGCGGCGTTTAGGGCTGGCGTTGCTCCCCCTAGCCCGGTTCCATGATGGTAATGCACGCCGTCAATTGTCGTATCCCGTACCCAGTTCCATCCCGGCGTTTTCCAGATTTCCGCGTACTCTTTTATGAACTTGGCCGGAATACGAACCGTAGACGCTAGACGCGTGATGCGTTCGTCGTGGTTTCCGATTGTTACGGTAGCTTTTGGAAATGCCTTGTACCAACGTTGAACGCCCTTGAAGGCTTCCGCGTGTTCTGCGGTTGGCCCGTGGGCGTCCGGTTCTGAGGCGTGGAAACTTATCGAGTGCCAGTCGAGAACGTCACCGATAAAAACAACGCGGTTGCATTTGTATTCTCGTTTGACATCTTTAACGAACTGCAACGCGGCGGGGTGCGTCGCCGGTTCATGAAGGTCGGGGATCACTAACACCCGACACATTCAGCACGTACCCTGTATGACGTTTTGAAGGCTAAACGCTACGACGCCGGTAGCGACTGCACCAGGGGCGGGAGCTTTCCAGGCCATCACAAAAGTATCGTTAGCTATAGGGGCAAGCGCAAAACCGGTCGGTAAGTTGCTCACGGGTTGCCCTTGAATATTCGTCGAAGTGTTGCAAAACTCCGCAAGGTTTACGGCCCGGTTGGCTGGTTCTGAACCGCTCGAAGTTGTCCAAGTGTTCGTAACGTGCGAACCTGTTACGTAATCAGTGAATGAGACCGTTTCGAGTTCGTAAAGCCAGCGGTTTATATTTCCCGTGATCGCGGTAGAACTTACTACGCGGCACACTGTCGGACCTGTCCATGCGTTCGGTTGCTCTGGATTTTGCCACGGTTCTATTTTCGTAGCTTCCTGCGAATCAACTAGGGCGTTCAAAACGTCTGCGGTCAACGCACCCATACCGCTACGGAATGTAGGTAGATGGCTCACGCTCCGCACCCGAACGATTCAAGATAGTCCCACTCGTAATCTGTAAAATTCCAAAACGTTTGCGACCACTGGAAGGCGTCCATGTATGGCTGATTCGCATAAACTTCCATAGCCTGCATGCCGCGTATTCCTGCCGGATCTTCGACGGTTTTGAAATCCCCCTGGGCTACCATCGGTATGAATTGCGTAGTGTGTTTTTGCTCATCGTATAAAAATGAGTATTGGTAGAGCTTGAATTCATGGTGAAGCGGTAACGCTCCCAGGCTTGTACACCTCATGGTTCCCTTATCGAATCCGAGCATAGAATCGGTATTTCTTGCCCCGGTCACGTTTCGACTTGTTCCGATGCAAATGCGATTCTCGCCTGTGGCCGGTGTTTGTAAATCGCCTAGATAGTAGTTCCCGTCCCAGTCAAGAATAGGCCAGCGGCGTATATGCTCGATAGTTACTACCATCTGGTCTATTTGAACGTTTGCGGGTTTTCCAGCGAAGTCTATCATCTTCCCGCCAAGTTCAGTGTTGTACGCTGTCCAGTCAAAAACATTCGGCGTTACGCTTGTGTCTACTTCGGTATCTCCGGGAATATTCAAAGCGCCGGTAGAATCCGCGATTCTAAACCCTGGCCGCATTGCTACCTGAGAATTGAAATGAACTCTAATAGGTGGTGCGCCAGTGGTGGTGTTCATCCAAACTCCAGAACCATATTGGCGGCCCATAGTAGATATTTCTATCTCAACTAAATAGCATTTTTCTTTATCTGGATGGGGCTTTATGTCTACGCGTCTACAAAGAGAGTGTCCCAGGGTTGTATATTGTCCTTGGGTTTCCCATGAACCGCCAATTTGTTTATGATCGTATGGCATTCCAGGAGCGGCGCGAATACCGTCAAAAGCAACTACTGCAATCATGTCATACAAATACTCAGGATTATTAATTGGCAAAGCACTGCACGATGCATCAACTAAAATAATATCCGTTTGTGTGATCGGTTCAAAAACAGAATCCGGAACTTCTGCGGAACTGCGCAAAACTTGCCACTTGTAAAGCGTAGCTTCATTCATTGTGGTACCCCATTAGCCATAGTCCTATTCAATTGTTTTAACTGTCCAACAATCTCCGCGTCTTTTCCGCCGCCCGCTTCAGCTTGCAACGTGTCAAGCTGGCCCCGCGTTATTCCTTGCGTTGCCATTTGCTCCTGTTTTGCGGCCATTTCACCGCCGAAAAATTGAGCTAAGGTATCTACTATTTCTTTTAGCCATTTGTACGCGTCTCGAAAAGCGTTTCCGATTGTTTCCCAAACGCCGGAATCATTTAACCATTTAACTAGCTCGGTAACATCGTCCAGAATCATAGACCAGATTTCTCCGAAACCTTGACCAATTCCAATAGCGGCCTTTTGCCATTCGGCCCCTAGTAACGCGGCCGACCTTGCGGCCTGTCCTGAATACTTTGTGGCAAGCATTAAAGTACCGCCGATAGCGGCGGCCGGTCCTAACGCTAGACCAAACATTCCAGCCATGCGGCCAATGGATGATCCTACGCCGCCGACGGTCTTTTTGACGCCGCGCATCTTCTGATTGAACTTCTGATCTTTGGCCGTTACTCGTACGAACAGGTCACCTATTGTAGTTGCCATTTCCTAAAACCTTCCTAGCGGCTTCAATGTTCGCCGCGTTCGCCTGGTCTTTTTCCCACTTCGCTAACTCCGCCCACAATCTCAACTCTGCCGCCGTCATATCTTTTAGGAGCGCGCCGACTGTCATTCCTAGCCGTTCCGCTAGTTTCATGATTCCAGCCCGCTCCGGTGTTATTCCAACGGTTCAGAAGTCCCGTTTATTTTTCCGCATTCGTCCGCAAGAATTGCCAACGCTTTTGGGCTTAGGTTTTCCGCTTCGCTTGCTGTGATCGGTGGATTTTTAACCGTTGCAGATATGACGCGGAATACGCTAACCTCTCCCGCATCATCAACGCACGCGGAAAGTTGTCCCGCCGTAATCGTTTGAAGTTCAACTTCTAACCCCTCGACGTTTACAACGTTTGTGCGTTGCTGCATTAAATCAGCCCAGCTAGTCATATTAAGCCACCCGGAAAGTAAGAGTAACTGTGATTACACCGTCGAGCTCTGCGGAGTAACTCGCCCCGATAAAGTGAACATCCAACGAAAAAAGATCGACAACCCCGGCGGGGTCTGCGTTGCAATCGTCTACCTTTAATTTCAAATTCCTAGACGCGCAGTTGTCGCGGCCCGTTTCCCAGGCGGCTATAGCTGCGGTCGTCAACTTTGTATCTAGTGCATTGGACGTTGTATCATCTATATGGGCTTCAATTGTTATTTCTTGCGGCCCTTTAAATCCAGGTATGAACGTTCTTTGACTCGATAGGCTTCCGGTTGTGTCAATCTGCTCAACCTGCCCGCCGTCAACGCTCCAGGATTGAACGCCGAAAGTAGTTGTAGCTCCTGCGGTGTTGTAAGTAAACACGGCGGAACCGCCGTTGATTGTGATAGCCATCTAAATAGCTCCCCCGTGTGAAATGTTGAAAGTAATAGTAACGCGGTACACCTGGTCTTGGGTACCGTCGAAAGGTGAATCAGCATCGTGCGAAACAGAAACAGGCGAGACCATCGAAATACAATCACCAGCGCCGCTACCGTTCCAGCCTGATAGCTGGTCGATAATTAGTTTTGCGATTGCGTCCGCTTCATCATATTCGCGGTCTATTGCGATCACTGATACAGACGACTGGCCACGGTCTACTGTGCCTAGTGAACTCGTAAATATTTCCGTGTTGTCTATTGAATAAACAATTGACGGAAACACGTCCGCCGAATTACGTACATATGGCGAGACACGCGGGGAAGACCCGCCGACTTTAGAGGTTATTTTATTGTCCGCAATAATTCTATTTCTTAAATCGCTACTTAAACTCATCGCCACGGGTCTCCGAGTGTTCGTTCAATGTCGCCAATATTAACTCTTCCCTTTTTAGAGTTGCTTACGATTGTAAACGCTAGATCTAACGCTTTAATGAATGCCTTTTGTGCTTTCTCTTTTTTACTTCTAAACGCTAACGCTCGAAGATTCCACGCGGGAACGTTGCCCCCTCCGTTTGTAGCGTGGCCGCGTTCAAGCCATCGGCCTATGTGCATGGCTCCATGTTTGAAGTTCAAAGACGATACAAATTTAAGAATCCCATAGCTTCCGCTAGTCTTATATTTAAAACCGCTTTTTTTCGCTATGCGTTTACGGAACCCCTTTTTGCGTGGCGGCGTTTTATAGTTGGCCTGGAGATATAATCGGGAAGTCTCTTTATCTATTAACCTGGTTGAGTAAACACCAGCGGCGTGCAACGCTCTGCGGGCTGGGTATTTCTCTAGCGTTCCTAGTTTTTTCATTAGGTCGCGAGCCTCCACCTCTAGCTTGACAGAGTTTCCCGCTGTACCGTGTTTAAAAATTCGTTGGTTCATAGGTCGGCTATCTCGCATTCTAGGAACGTGGCGACGTTCAAACGATCATGCGTAATAGCTACAACCTCTAGCGTCTGGCCCTCAAACAATACGCGGCTTGTAAACTCTACGTCTGTGCGGTGTCGTATTGTAATTTTAAACGTAGCCATTCCTGCGGCCTGAATGTAGCCTGCTGAATTTTTCGAGCTGTTGCGGTTTTCTACGTTCGCCCAAACTTCTGCCGTAGTGCTATAAGAATACTCCGCCTGTCCGGCTGTGTTCACCGTGGCGGTAGCTTCTTGAATAGTTATGCGGTGGCGTAGTTTTCCCGCGTCCATTTCATAACCTCGCCAGAGTTATAGAGCGCGCCATCATTTCTAACGCGTGCGGAACCTCTTTCACGTTTTCAGTTGAAACGCTTTCGCGGTGGGCGTACCAGGTACTGGCTAGCAGCTTAATCATGATTTTAAGTTCGTCGGTGTACACGCTCTCAGCTTGTGCAGTCCAGCGAACACGGAACACGGAGGCGGTAACATTTTCTCCGATAATTACGTGCGTTATGCCTTGAGTTCTATCGGTTCTGTAATCAGTTAGAGCGGTTTCCGTGCCATCGTCGGCAACCGTTACTACCGCGTCTACCGTTGTTACTGCGGACATCTCAAGCGGTATTATGAAATTACGCGTCTCAACTTGCCACGATGACGCGTTGACGGTTTGACGGACTGCGGATTCAACCCAACGCTGTGCGGTTAATCCAAACGCCTCAATGTCATCGTTTTCGTCAGAGTTCTCGACGCGCATATGCGCTTTAAGTTCTGCGAGAGTCAACGCCGCCGCGCCTGGACTGGTACATGTGAGCATAAGAACCCCCGATTAAAAAAAGGAATCCGGGAGGTTTCCCTCCCGGTTCCCGTGTGTCATGAACGAACAAGGTAAGAGATACCCTCACCCTTAGTTAAGAAGCGTGAGTCCGATCTCATTGACGAGATGTAGGCAACTTTCCCGGAACCGCTGTGCGTGTATGGATCAAAGAATGAGCGGTAAGAACCACGGTCTGCAATGCGGAAGGTACCGCTAGAAACGTACGCGGCCAACAAATCACCTGATTCATCAATGTCCGGAGCTTCGCTTGTTACAAATACAGGATCTCCAAACAGTGAACCCATTTCTAACCCGCGAGCGCCTGAGCTATCAAAATTAGGTTGGAAAATTGGTCGGCCTGTTGTATCAGTCATGCCGAGAATCTCAGCGTAAAACTCTTGACCCATAAGCCAATTACCTCCAGCGTTCCAGTATTGCGCCGGTACTTTTGCGGCCTTAGCAGCTACGATACTAGCAACCTTATCGGCTGGGGTACTTGCGTCGTACGTTTGTAGAACCGCGTTCTGGTTAGGCGCTCCAGCAAGCCAGCCAGCGGTAACATATTGAGCCGGTAAAACCATGATACCCTCGCTCCTGTCTGCTACTGCTGAATCATACCCAGTAGAAGCGACATACTGAGATTCCCAGAAAAGTCCGTGCCCTTCAGCCTGTTGCAGTAGAACCTCTTGCACAATATCGGGACGACTGTCTGCAATAATTTCATCAGTTAAGTGCGTTTGAACCTTTGAAGACAACCCAAGGAACTTGTTTACAGTTCTGAAAGTTGGTTCTGTGTTAGTAATTGCGGTACCTTCAGCAACAAGGCCAACGGTCATACGTGCATTTACTGCGGAAAGTTCTGTATCGTTTTCGTAATTCACGACCGATACGGCTGGCATCTGGCGAACTGCGGAAACGGCTGCACGCTTGCGGATCATCTCATCAGCGAGAACGGTAGGAACTACCTGGGGATCGTCACCGGTGTTGAGCGCCCGCTCTTGCTTGCCAGATGATCGGAACCACCGCATAAATGAATCAAGTTCGGTTCCGTCGTTCATTCGACCGGCTCCAGCGATTTCAATAGTTGGACGTGCGAGCGCCCGCTCTGCGTTTGCTTTCATTGCTTCCGTTTTACTTTCAATTTCTGAATCGAGAGACGTGATCTCTGCGTCAAGTTCTTCGGCTCGCTTAAAATCAGCGTCCGAAATTTCTTCGTTGTTCATGATCGCGGCAACCTCTGCGGCTGCGGCGCTTCTCTTTTCCCGAATAGAATCAGCCATTGGAGGCTACCCCCGTTAACGTCGCGTCCGGGTATGCCGGATTAACGACTAAAGACAATTCCACGAGTTCCGCCGTACGAACCATTCGCACCGGCGGCGTAGAATTAGTAATCCATTTATCCTGTTTCATTCTGAACCCGACGGACGCACCAGGGAGATCGCCGCGCGTCAATGCGTCGATGAGTTCTGGACGGCTTCCGCTTATGTCCGCTTCAAACATTAGACCATCGCGAGTCTCTGAAAACCTAAGAGTTCCAGAGCCTACCCTAGCAATCGGTATTTGCTGCGGATCATGTCCGACGTATAAGGCTACGCTGTCGGGAATTTTCCCGAACGCCCCACGTTCAAACATCTCATGGTATGGCCCCGTGTTTAAGTCTCGAAGTTCCCCGGATCGTGAGTTATAAGGAACGGCGACACCTTGAAGAGTTGCGCCATCCATACGCGTTTGCGCGTACCGTCGTTGTATACCTTCGCTACTCACTATCCTGCACTCCCGCATTTTCCACCGGCTCCGAGTTCTCTACGCTGTCACCCCCGGCGGCTGGTGATAGGTTCATGGCTCGGCGTGCTTCGTTCTTTGTAAGAATCCCAGCATTGACACCGGCCACATATGCGTTCAGTTGTTCAGTCATCCCCGGCCGTAGTACTCGTGAAAAATCGAACACGAGTTCACCGGCGGGAAGTATCTTTGAAAATTCGGCGGATACCTTCGCCGCTATCGGATCAAGTGCTGACGAAACATATGCCGCGTATTCATCACTAAGTGTTGA